AGCGTCTACCTGTGTCTGTGTATAAAGCAGAGACCGTAGGTAGTAACGGGTATCTGACTGTATTTTAGTGTAGTTATCAGCCAGTACAAATGTACCATAAGCGATAATACTTACTGAGTCCCCTACAGCTGCACCTGTCGTAAGCGTTATGTTAGTTCCTGTAGAAGCTGTAAAATCGTTAGAAGAACCCTCTACTATCTTAATACCATTAAGCCAAACATCCACAAAACCAGCATCATATGTAGCAGCAAAAACAGTTTGTCCTGCAGTTGCAATATAGTTTGAACGATCAGATGTACCATTTACAGATGAACCAGCACTTACCCATCCAGCGCCTGTGTAGACTTTCATAGTGGAAGTACCAGTATCAAAGTATAATGCACCAGTAATAAGTGCGTCACCATCATTGTCTAATAAAGGCGCTGTACCTTTAGCACCAAGGTAACGGTCATCAAAGGAGTCAAAAGAAGCAGCTGCGTTAGTGGCACTACCTGCGGCGGAAGTAGCAGAGTTGCCTGCGTTAGCCTCAGATGTAGCTGCGTTAGTTGCAGAGGTAGCTGCATTAGTTGCACTTGTTGCAGCTGCTGTTGAACTACCAAGTAACCCATCAACGTAAGATTTATTTGTAGCGTCACCTGCAGCAGTTGCTGTAGCAAGGCCAGTAACCTTGTTAGAACCCATTGCTAGGTCCCCTGACATTGTATCACCACTCTTAGATACTTGCAAGGCATCCTTTGTATCAGAGTAGGCTTTTGTTGCAGCGTCCTGTGCAGCTGTAGGATCAGTAACACCTGTTACCTTATTAGACCCCATAGCAATGGCACCAGACATTGTACCACCAGCAAGGGGTAGCTTAGCAGCAATACTTGTTGTCACTGTGTTGGAAAAGGCTGCGTCATCACCTAGTGCTGCAGCAAGTTCATTTAGTGTATTAAGTGCACCGGGGGCAGAGTCTACAAGGTTAGCTACCTCTGTGTCTACGTATGTTTTAGTAGCTGCATCATTTGCATTAACAGGGGCAGATAAGTTTTCAATAGTAGCTGCAGTAGCTGCATCCATATTAAGTGTGCCATTAATGGTCACATTGGTAAAGGAAGATGTACCAGAGGCCGCAGTTACGTTGCCTGTAAGGTCACCCGTAACATTACCGACAACATTACCAGTTAAGTTACCTGTTGCATTACCAGTTAAGTTACCAATTACGTTACCTGTAATATCTCCTGAAGCAGATACTGTAGTGAAAGCACCTGAACCCGCTGTAGTAGCACCTACATTTGTCGCATCAATAGTACCACCATTAATATCTACGGTAGCTAGTGTAGCACTACCTGTAGCACTTAGGGTTGTTACGCTTGCAGCGGCTGCAGTAGTAGCACCAATAGTAACACCGTCAAGTGTACCACCATTAATGTCAGCAGTGGCAGCAGTTAAGCTAGTGTTTGCAGCTAGGGTAGTAAATACACCAGTAGAGGGTGTAGACGCACCTACAGTTGCACCATCAATAGAGCCGCCGTTAATGTCAGCAGTTGCTGCAGTTAAGCTAGTGTTTGCAGCTAGGGTAGTAAACGTACCTGCTACTGGTGTAGTGTTACCGATTACAATGTTGTCACCAGTACCTGTAACGGAACCTGAGTGATCACCAGAACTAGCGCCTGTAAGATTGCCCGTAACATTACCTGTAAGGTTAGCTAAGACACCCGCAGTTGCAGTAACAACTCCAGTGATATTAAGCGTACCAGCTACAGTAGCATTCTCATGTATGGCAAGTGTATCAATGTAACCAATACCGTTAATGTATAAGTCTTTAAACTCAGCACCTGTAGCACCAAGGTCTATATCATTATCTGTAATAGGACGAAGAACACCGTCACGAATACTGATCTGTTCTACAGGAACACTAGATACTTCAACGTAGAAGTCTATTGTATTAGAAGCTGTGTCAATATGTACTTTGTTTTTAGCATCCAAGTCAGCAATGATAGGAACGTATTCGCCTTCACCTGCGCTACCATCATGTTTGTGGCCACCAGATTGCTGGAAGGCATCTCTAATAGCGTTATACTCTGCATTAATAGGTGCAGCCCGTAAAGTTGCTGTGGGAATGATATCTGCTGTAGACTGTCTTGTATAACCTGCCACGGTTTATCTCCTATCTGCAATGCCATACGTAAGCGTTATAGCTTGTATGGTATGGCTTGCTCTTTGATTGTTCGTAACGTAACTAACGGAAACAGATTTGCCTGAACCAGATACATTTGTTTGTGTCTTAGGGGAAGGATTACCATCATAGATGTCACCTGCACCATAAATAGCTGTGCCATATATAGCTGCAGCACCTTCAGTAGAGAAATCATATGTTGTGGGGTTGTTTGTGTTTATATCGTCATAGTCGTAGTATACACCTACAAAGACTTCTGTATTACCCTCAGACTTTAGATACGTATGAATATCGTAAACGTTCTTACGTACTTCTGGGTCTTCCATGTAATAGTATGGCGTCTGGTAGAGACTAAAGATATCGTTGCCTTCAAAGGAGATACCACGCTCTTGTCTGTGAACCTTACCTACAGCATCGCCATGAATGACGTGCTCAAATTGACCAATGAAACCACTTGCTACACAGTTGGCTGTAATGCCTGTAAGCTGGCTGTACTCAAAGATACTCTTTTTATCTTGGCTCTTACGAATGGCCCCAATGAGGGATAGAGATGCGTCATTCTTAAAGAAGAACCTAAACTGAGACTTTCTACGTATAACAACAACGCTTACGTCTGTGATCTGCTCAGACAAGTAGTAATTATCAAAGATACCTTGGATTTCTTTAGATACAGGAGCAAGCTCAACGTCACCAATGCGGTCAGTACCAGAAATAGGTCGAATACCGTCTGGCCCCAAGAAGAGTAGGTCCCCACCAAACTCAACTACTGAGTCAGGGGCAACACAGCCAAGGTTAGATGTTACACCCTGTAACACAAAGTTAGCTAGGCTGTTACCAACTAGCTTTTTAATAGTATTAGCACCAAATATAAACAACTCATTACGAAACTTCTTAATGGCTGTTACTTTGTACCCTACGTTAATAACACCTGCACCATTGGCAGGGGTATAGTCTGTAGCGTTTAAAGGTGCACTAAAGTGAAGGGTCTGAGGATTAGTTGAATCACCAGCTAGGAATACATGAGAAGCAAACTCTTCTGCGTATAATGGGTTATTGGGGGCATTAGCATGTGTTATGGCAGTGTAAGTAGTACCATCATATATTGCAGCAGGGTTGACTCCATCTGTAAGAATCATATCCTCAGTTGCCCAGTTGTAGTTAATGAAACGTACACGGCTTACGTTTGTCACATCTGGTGTTCCTGCGGATACTACAGCATCCCAGCTTGATGAAGTATCATTCCATTTATGTAGATAGTTATACCCAGAAAAGGGTTTTCTACAAGCAAAAATACCATCATTTATGTTACCATTTACATTAACGCCTAAGACAGGCCCTGAGCCTGCCACTGTACCATAGTCATTCTGGTAGCCACTAATACGGCGATAGCCACCCGAAAGGGCAGGCTCATAATTAATCATTCTTATAGCACTACCCGACATAGCACTAGCTTGAGTTAGAGGGTCTGTATTGGTGACAAGGCCACCTGAACAAACCGTGACGAGCGTTTTTAGGTTATCCATTTAGAAGAAGCTCTTCTTAGGTATAGTTGAACTCTGCAATCCACCCGTAACAGTAGAATATAGCTGGGTAGGACTATCAACAATTAACCTACGCATAGACTTAATGCCTTTTATAAACTTGTCTTGGTGTATATTAGCAGACTGTTCATTAGAGCGAAAACGCATCATATACATCATAGCTCCATCAATAACAATATGTTTGAACCTAGAGGGTACTATACAAACATCAGAAGAGAGCAGCAAGTCTTCTGGATACTTCCAGTAGCGGTATTCAATAGAGTAGGCTTTATCAGGAAGAGGTGTAATACCAAACTTATCTTCTTGTGTTTTGTATATAATTGCAGGTAGGCTGTACCCAGATACGCCACTGGTGTCGTCAGAAGCCCTATGAGCGCGAAGATACATTTCATATGTTACAATAGGGAGAGGGGCAGGGGATGATCCATCCAAAGACTTAAGGTAAAAGGTTTCCCAATCTACCTTAGAAAAGTCTGCAGGGAAGTCATAAGTACCTGTGCCTACTGTTAATGCTTGTGTGTATGTAACTATTGTGAAGGGCCACTCTTGGGCTTCTTGTAGCATTTCGCGCACTGATGAGTTTATAGCGTCTTTAGCTATAGCTTGTATATTTCTTACTGAATCAAAGTCTGTGGCGTTAATAGTAACCTCGTTAAGCCTACGAAGCAAATCATTTACTAATGTAATATAAGTAGCCATTGTTGTATGCCTTAAGGTAAGAGGGAAGGGGCCAGCACTAGGCCAGCCCCGACTTTAGTTAGATTAAGCAGCGTTGTAACGTGCTGTGATCAGTGCCTCTGGGCGCAGAATCTTGCGACCGTATAGATGCATACCACGAACGATGTCTGCAAAGCTACCTTGGTCACGGTAGTTCTCTACCTTATTGATTTGCTCAGCAGAAGCAACAGCTTCGTCCTGACCAGCCAATATGATACCGTAGTGATCGTTCTGTGCAGTTGTACCAGAAGTACCAGCACCAGTGCCTTTTGCTGGCAAAGAATTGGACGAATAAACACGGAAGCCGTGGATATTGTTCAACACTAGACCATTCTGCAGACCAGAACCACCGAAGTCACCATTCAACATACGTGAATCTTCGTCTTTCAGCATTTCAATGAACACCGGGTCGAGGATCACATAACGCCCACGGGCATCTACATTCTGTGTATCCAACTTACGAGCCATACGGGCAAGTACAGTCAATGGAGATACAGTTGTTGCTGACAGGGCAGTTGCACCCGGCAAGCGTGGAGCCAACGGGATAGAATCACCAACAGTAGCGGAACCAGCAATAGTCAAGTTACCAAACGCAATAGCGTCTAGCTGGTTGACTTTAAGTGATTCGCCATTTAAGGCTGCGGCTGTTGGGTGCTGTGCTTCGCCATTAACAGTGGTGATGAACTCGCCAGCAGTAGTGTGACCTGTCATGTATGACAAGCAGTCTACGTCCATTGCGTCAGCCATCTTATATGCTGCACGATCAGCAGCCAAAGAAGCGTGGTCAACGTTGGAAAACTGCTCTTCGATGTCATCCATCTTGAATGCAAAGTAGTTTGCTTTGTCGATGGTCAAGGAGAAGTCTGTGTCATCAAGCTTTTCAGCAGTGATGGCAGTGTGACGCTGAAGAGCATTGACAGTTACGTCTGGCTCTTTCTGAATGCGAACTGTATCGCCTTGGTTAGCAATCTCACCAAAGTAAGAGTTGTTTGTGATTGCATTAGTTACAGCTGCTTTACGCAGTGCAATTTGTGCTTGCTTAGAATAGATAACAGGAGAAAAGTTACCGTTAAAGCCGCCTGAAGCGGATGCTATAGCCATGAGAAAATCCTTTCAAAGATATGTGGCTTGTAAGAAATAGACACTACATATTCACTGAAAAGAGGCTCTTCTTATTAGGGTAGTCAGCTTTGCTCTTAGAATTGCCATCCTTGGAGCGCTGGGCCTATAATCTGAGGTAGTTCTTTTTTGTGTGGGAGTGCTTAGTTAAAAGCATGTCAGAGTTATGTTGTCCACAATAACACTGTACATGCCTATAGTTTTATCTACTAATCAAGTAATGTCAAACTAATTCTTTGACATATCGTAAATAAACTTGCCTTTACGTTGAGCGTCCATGATTTCATCTTGTCGCTTCTCGTATTCTTTAATAGACATCTTCGCTATCTGTGATTCTCTTAGATAGGTTGAAGAGTCATTTGCATCCACTACGGTGCGTTTACCTTTAATTGAGGTAGCTGCATCCTTATCAGCAGTGGAAGTTATTTTAGTTGTCTTAATGCCTTTATCTGACTTATACAGGTCTAGTACACGTGCTACAGACTTAACGTCATCCATATTATCGTATAATGCATCTTGTACC